TTTAATTGAATTGAATACAGGAGCTGGTTCGAACGCTAACGATCTTGGATTTGTCTTCGAACGTGGTTCAACTGGTAACAACGCAGCAATTATCTGGGACGAGTCAGAAGACAAGTTCAAGATGGGTACAACCACTGCTACAGGTTCTTCGACTGGCAATATGACAGTTGCAACTGGAACTCTAATAGCCAATCTTGAAGGTAATGCATCTACCGCAACTGCTTTAGCAAGTGCAAGAAACATCGGTGGAGTTAGCTTTGATGGTACTGGTAATATTAACCTTCCGGGTGTCAATACTGGCGGTAATCAGAACACGTCTGGTACAGCTGCAATTGCAACCACCGTTACAGTTTCAGACAATGAAAACACAAATGAATCTAATGTGATTCTGTTTGCGGCAGGAGCCGCTGGTTCAGGTAACCTTGGCGTCGAAGCTGACGGTAACATGACATATAATCCAAGTACTGGTAAGATTACAGCAACTGGGTTTATCGGAGCGTTAACAGGAGATGTTACAGGTGATGTTACAGGTGATGTATCTGGCACAGCTGGAATAGCTACAGCAGTTACAATAACTGATAACGAAAACACTAACGAGAATAACGTAATTATATTTGGAGCTGGAGCAGCTGGTTCAGGAAACATTGGCCTTGAAGCCGATGGAAATATGACGTACAATCCTAGCACAGGTAAAATAACTGCAACAGGATTTATTGGTGCATTAACAGGCGATGCGTCTGGTAACGCAGCAACCGCAACAGCACTTGCAAATGCAAGAACTATCGGTGGAGTTAGCTTTGATGGTACTGGTAATATCAACCTTCCCGGTGTTAACACAGGTGGTAACCAGAACACTTCAGGTACAGCAGCAATCGCTACAACTGTTACTATAACTGACAACGAAAACACTAATGAAGATAATGCTATAGTCTTTACTGCCGGTGGGGATGTTGATGGTGGTAATCTTGGATTAGAAGCTGACGGAACACTTACTTATAATCCTAGCACAGGTAAAATAACTGCAACAGGATTTATTGGTGCACTAACAGGTGACGCATCTGGTAACGCAGGATCAGCCACTGTACTAGAAACTGCTAGAAATATTGGTGGAGTATCATTTAATGGTTCTGCTAATATCAACCTCCCTGGTGTCAATACCGCTGGTAATCAGAACACATCTGGTACGGCAGCAATCGCTACAACTGTTACAGTCTCAGACAATGAAAACACTAACGAAAGTAACGTAATTCTATTTGCTGCTGGAGCTGCAGGATCCGGTAACCTCGGTGTTGAAGCTGACGGCAATATGACTTACAATCCGAGTACTGGAAAGATAACCGCTACAGGATTTATTGGGGATCTAACAGGTGACGCATCTGGTAACGCAGGAACTGCTACAGCTTTAGCGACTGCTAGAAATATTGGTGGAGTCAGCTTTGATGGTACTGGTAATATTAACCTTCCGGGTGTTAACACCGGTGGTAACCAGAACACTTCAGGTACTGCAGCAATTGCAACTACAGTTACAGTCTCAGATAATGAAAACACTAATGAAGATAATGTGATTTTGTTCGCAGCTGGAGCTGCAGGATCTGGCAACGTCGGTGTTGAAGCCGATGGTAACATGACGTATAATCCAAGTACAGGCAAGATAACTGCTACTGGATTCATTGGAGCACTAACTGGTAACGCATCTGGTAGCGCCGCAACATTGGCAACTGCCCGAGCAATCGCGATTGCTGGAGACGCTGTAGGTACTGCAAACTTTGATGGATCGGCTGGAATTAGCATTTCAGTAGCTCTTGCTGATAACTGTGTTACTTCAGCCGAATTAGCAAGTGCAAGTACACTATTAATTAAAAATGCGGCGGGATCTACGCTGAAAACAATTATTGGAGCTGGTAGCTAATGGCATCACCTAATTCTAGAGATACACTAATTGACTGGTGCAAGCGAAGGCTTGGCGAGCCAGTCATTGAAGTCAATGTTGATGAAGATCAGCTCGAAGACCGAGTTGATGAATCGATTCAGTATTTTCAGGAATTTCATTCTGATGCTACTTTTCGTGCCTATGTATCTCACCAGTTAACTTCAACGGATGTCACAAATAAGTACATCACAACATCTTCTGATGTGCATTTCGTATCTAGAGTGTTTCCACTAATATCAAGTTCATCTTCTTCAGGGCAGTTATTTAACCTGCGGTATCAGATGCACTTATCAGAATTAACTGATATGTCTCAGTTTGCTGGAGATATTGCATATTACGAGCAAATTCAACAATATTTGTCTCTGCTTGATATGACACTCAATGGTCATACAATGGTAGATTTTGCACGTAGACAAAATAGAATTTATTTACACGGCCACTTAGAAGATTTAGATGTGACAGCAGGTGATTATATTGTCTATGAAGTATATAATACAATCAATCCGGACTCGCACACTTCAATATATAACGACATGTGGTTGAAAGAATATACAACTTCATTAATTAAACAACAATGGGGAATGAATTTAATGAAATTTGAAGGCATGCAATTGCCCGGTGGTGTGATATTAAATGGTAGACAATTGTTTGATGATGCTCAAGGAGAAATTCAAGACCTTAGAGAGAGGATTAGACTCGAACATGAAATGCCTGCAGACTTTTTTGTAGGGTGATGGCATGCGCAATTTTCACATAAGAGACAACGTAAGATCAGAACAAAATCTCTATGAAGATATAGTAATCGAGTCTCTCAAGATTTACGGCCAAGACGTATATTATCTACCTCGTGAAACTGTTTTCGAGGATAGAGTCTTTGGTGATGAAGTTCCAGCGAGATACAGTAACTCATATAAAATAGAAATGTATATTGATAACGTCGAAGGATTTGACGGTGAAGGAGACTTATTCACTCGTTTTGGTGTTGAGATTAGAGATGAAGCTACTTTTGTAGTATCAAGACGAAGGTGGAGCCAAGTGGTTTCTGGCGATAACCAAATTACTACTGACCGGCCGCGTGAAGGTGATTTGATTTATCTTACACTTTCTAATTCTATGTTCCAGATTACGCATGTGGAACACGAAATGCCTTTCTATCAGTTATCTAATTTACCAGTTTACAAATGCAGAGCTCAACTGTTTGATTACAATAGTGAAGACTTCGATACTGGTATTGATACAATACAAAAGATCGAAGAAGCTCATGGTTATACTTACCTGTTAAAGATCCTAGGCGCGGATATGAACAACAGGAAACCGATTTACGCAGACACAATTATTACACAAAATCAAAGTGGTGTATTGGTCACAGCAGAAGTTGCAAAGTACTCAGACTCTGATGGACTAGTCCATGCAGTTAATCTTAGTAGCGGTGACGGAACTTGGAGATTGTTCTCAGCTGATAGTACAGTAACAATCGACTCAGCAACGAACATATATACATTACAAACTGTAAGTGAATTGAATAAACTTTCGGAGAACGAACAAAATACAGACTTTGGAACATTTGGTGATGACTTCCTTGACTTCAGCGAAGGTAACCCATTTGGTGATCCATCAGGGAATGATTAATTATGGCGACGAAACTAAATGAAGGAACGGAAGTAGCTCTTCCACTTCGTAACATTGTAAGTATGATAGCATTTACTTCACTAGCCACTTGGGCTTACTTTGGAGTTGTTGAAAGATTAAATCAGATTGAAACAAGTCAGACTATGATGAAGACTGATTTAAAACAAAATACTGAGTTTAGAATTAAATGGCCACGTGGTGAAATGGGTAGTTTACCTGCGGACTCTGAACAGTTTATGATGATCGAGCATTTAGCTGGAGAACTTGAAAAGTTAACATTAGAGATAGAAGAAGGCAGAGCGCCTTATGATCAACAACAAAAACTAACTCTAGAGTTTTATGAAAAAAGAATTATGAATTTAGAAGATAATATAGAAAAGTTAAGGGCTAACGGACACAAATGACTAGTATTGAATTCGTTTTATTGCTGTTTATGAATGGCACAGAGCTTAAAGAATATACTGTTAGAGACGGTATGTCTGAGTGCCTGAAAGCAAAACGAATGGCTTCGCGACAACTAATTAAATCAAACAGGTCTACAAGGTATGCGTGTCAAAAGATGAAAGTTATACTTGACGAAGATAATAGAATAGTGGAGATTATAAGTGATGGATGACGATATTTTTGATTTTGGCTTTACCGTTGTCGATGAGAACGAATTAGAAGCAGTTCAAAAAGCAGCAACCAAAGCAGAAACTCTTGGTGCTTCTGCGATCAACACTCAAGATAAGATAGATAAACTATATAACGCAATAATTCCATTGCTTAATAATTTGAAGAAAAACCCAGAAAAGGAGTATATCCTCTGGCCAGATAGATTAGCAAAGGTTGAATCCTTTGAAGATCACTTGACAAAGATATATAAAAGCTAATGTTTGGTGGACATTTTTATCACGAGAAAACACGGCGAGCAGTTGCTATATTTGGTAAACTGTTTAATAACCTGTATGTTGTTCGTAAGAATCAAACAACTGGTGCATCCACTTCTCAAGTTAAAGTACCACTAGCATATGCTCCTAAAAACAAATATTTAGATCGTATTCGTGAGAACGCAAATCTAGATACCGATACAAAAGTAGCTATTAAGTTACCTCGTATGTCTTTTGAGATTACTTCATTAGCATATGATAACTCGCGGCAAGTTTCAAAAGTTAACAACTTCACTCGGTTTGGAACAACGGCAGACAATAGAAATAGATTTTATACCGGAGTTCCATACGTTATTTCTTTTCAATTGAATATTTACACAAAAACACAAGATGATGCTCTTCAACTCGTTGAGCAAATTCTGCCAACATTCAATCCACAATACTCAATAACTCTTAAACCTTTTGCAGCCTATGACGATATCTTAGAAGATATTCCAATCGCGATTGGGGGTGTAAGTTTCTCCGACGACTTCGAAGGAGACTTAGGAGCGCGCAGAACTATCATTTACACTATCGACTTTGAAATGAGAATAAGATATTACGGTGCAATCAACACCGGTGAAGTCGTACGCGATGTTAGAGCCAAAATTTTCGATATTGGATCAGGACTCAGCGATTCTGATCTAAGGCTAAAAACTATACAGTTAGAGCCTAAACCAACAACGTTGAACATACTTGGTGACTCCGATTTTGGATTCACAAGAACAGATTATAGTGCGGATAGCGATGCAACATGACAGTGATAAAGCGGCAAATGATTATAATTATTCCCGCGAAACATATTATGACTTGATAGAAAAAGGCAAAAGCGCTTTAGATGATATGATAGAGGTAGCTCGAGAATCAGAGCACCCTAGAGCTTTTGAAGTCTTATCAGGTATGATTAAAAATATATCGGACGTTAACGACCGATTAATGATATTGAATAAAGGCAAAAAGGATCTTGAGAGAAATAATGAGACAACCGAAGTAAACAATACGCAGAATAATTTTTACTTAGGTTCTACTGCAGACGTTCAACGTTTGCTCAAAGGCGATTTAATTGATGTCACAGATGATGCACCAAAATCCATCGAGGGAGACGTATCTAGGAAATCCTAATGTTAAGCGCGATGGTGTTGCTGAACAATGGACCCAAGAAAGTCTTCTCGAATATAAGAAATGCATGGACAATCCTGTGTATTTTGCTGAAGAATACGTGAAAGTGATTTCACTGGACGAGGGATTAATACCATTTAAGTTGTATCCTTATCAACAGGATATGTTCGAGAGATTCAATGAACATCGGTTCAATATTATATTGGCATGTCGGCAATCGGGCAAATCGATTTCTGTATGCGCCTACTTGCTCTGGTACGCGTTGTTTTATCCGGAAAAAACTGTGGCCATCCTCGCTAACAAAGCGTCAACCGCACGAGAAATGCTCTCCCGGATCACGCTTATGCTTGAAAACTTACCGTTCTTTCTACAAGCCGGAACTAAAGCTCTCAACAAAGGTTCACTTGAGTTTGGCAATAATTCTCGAAT